GAACAGAAGTGGGTTCAAGTCTATTTTTTATCAATAATGTTTGTACTGCTTCAATTCCTGATCTTAGCTGTTTTTTGGTTAATTCACGTACACCTTTTTTGAGAATAAAACAAATTCCAAGAGAATCTTGATTATACCCCAGGGCATGAGCGCCAACTTCATTTTGTTCAATCCATTCATTAAAATCATTAACACGTCCAACCTCAACTGAACCGTCAAGAAAAGGAATATAATTTAATTCTTCAATATTTTTCTTTGTCGGATATCCGTTAGGAATTACAAGAGAATATCCGATTCCAGTATTCCAGCGTTCCCTATGCCATTTATCAATCATTAAAGCATTACCGAAAGGAGAATCAGAGCTATGGAGAATTATACTTTTAACTTTTTGCATTTTTATCTTTATTTTTACTTAATATTCCAAATATTTTATCTATCTTATTTTCTATTTGAGCCAAAGTTTTTTTAACTCCTGTAAATTCTGTTTGCATAATGACACCATCTTTAAACGGAAAATAATCTTTGCTAATTAATACATTATTATTTGCAATTTTCCGTGATGTGAAATCTCTTAAATCATTTATCATTTTCTCATCCTTTTCGTCCCGTTCTTTTTCTCTTTTTGATTCAGTAACTTCAATTCCAGCAACTATAGTATCTAAATCATCCTGCACTTTTTCAGTAATTTCCTTTACTTTCTCTTTAAATACCAATTTCCATAAAAATGTTGTAAAGATTGTTAACAAAGTCGCAGAGGATACTGTAATTAACAAAAAATCCTTAAGTATTTCCATTTCTATCATTTAACCGGCATTCCATATTTAATAATCTTATCGTTATATTTAAGAGTAATAATCCGTTTCTTTATAGGATTCTCAGAGTTATAAGCCAATCCAAACCCGGTTCCGGGATGTCCACCGGCATAAACGATTGAACCTTCACTTACTCCGAGAATATTATCATAATAATAAAAAATAGTTTCACCTTTTGAATCTTTTTCCCCGGGAACATGATTACATAAACGAATATCTTTACCACAAACCGAGCAGGTAACTTTTTCAGCGGTCCAACTTATACTTGCCTGATTCCAGATTCCACCATCAATATTTGTTTTAAGATCATTTGCAACAGAAACATTTCGCATCCAATAAAACTTCGGTACAATATATTTAACTTTTTTTTCAGTACCATCGAAAAGTTTTGTCATTCTGGATCTAACAGAACCACCAAAAAATTTACCGAGAGGTAATTCAATTTGTCCAAGTCCTAAATATCCCCCTTTCTTATGACTATCCATAAGAGGAGCACCGTTTACCAACTCTAATAAAATCTTTAAATCTTTATCCCGGAACCGTCCGAAATAACAATTAATGGCATTACCAGTAAGCCAGCATTCACGAATATAAACATCATCAGCAGAAAGTTCAGTAGGAAGATCAAAGTTTTTGTTAATAAAAGCAATATCAGTATCAACTTCTTCTTTTGAGAGATTGGACTTTCCGATAGAGCCTAACAAGTTATAATTACTATACTTCTCCATGAATAATTCCTTTCAATCTTTCATAATCCAATACATAGCCACAATGAGGACACAAACCCTTTCGTTTAGTAACCCAATTAATAGTTTTCTTATCGGAATATCCTGAACAACGAGGGCAATTTATTTTAATAAGTTTCAATTTTTTTCTGCCCGAAAATTTCTTCTTCTTCAACTTTTCCGTTATCTTTCCCATTGCTCTTTTCCTTTTTATTCAATTCTATTCTATCATTATTAAAAGGTTTATTATATCCCAATTCTTGCGCCGCGGTATTTTTATCTATATATCCGGTAAGAAATTTATTATGAACTGTTCCGAAATGAGTAGCTTCAGCATCCCTTCTTTTATCAATATTAGGGTTTTCATTTTCTTCAAATATATATTTAGCAATTACATTAATTCCTTTGAGCTTAAGCTCAAGATTTACAATAAATTCAGCGATTGCAGAAGCTTCTGTTTGTAAATTAGCAATATCGGTAAGAAGTGTATTATATTGAACTTCAACCCAATTTTTTGTAGCGCCATGAGAAAGTCCAAGTACCCAAGGATATAATCCATAAGCAGATAGAATTTCTTCTGCGGTTACTTCTACATTTTCACGCCAGGGATACCCGGTTTTGGCGGTCTTAGCACCAACAATTTCTATATTTATAGAATCCCATGTAAAAATATTATCATCAATTTCAATCTTTTTAAAGTTATTTACGGTATTGTCAAAATAATTGTCCATACGTTTTATATAATCATTTCTGGATTCACCAGAGAAAGGTTCAGGCGGTTTAATTTTCATGTGCGCACGCGGATATCCGACATTATGAGAAGCGCAAGCCATATCAAGGAGCAACTGTTCTTCAATACGAGCGATCCATTCAATAGAATAAAGCAGGCTGTGTCCTGCAGGGTCCCGGAATGATTTATTAAGCGCATTATAATAAAAGAAAGGAGAAGGTCGACGATATTCATTCTCAAGCGGAAACTTTTGAATCCAGGGATATTTTGTTCCGCGTTTCAGATCTTCTACCCAAAGAATTTCTTCATAAGTATTATATTGATGAATCCGGTCAACCCCATCACCAGTTTTAGTAGGAATAATTTCAAATGCAAATCGACCTACTGTAAAGAGTTCGGTAAAAAATGAATTAGTCACTATTTGAATTCCGCCTTCGCGAGTTCCCTGATCAGAATAAAGATGGTCATCAAGTGTAGCAACAACCTCCTCAGCTTTTGCTATTTCGTTATCTTTACCCTCAAATACATATCGGGAAGGCGTTGAGCACAATGTTTTCCATTTCTTCACGCAAGCGCCGAGAATAGCAATTTCTTTTACTAAATCTCGATAAAAAGTATCGAGGTCAGATATAGAACGTTCTATATACCGATCTTTTGAAGGTTTTTCCGAAGTCATAAGCTGAACAGAACTATTATTATTTACAGTTCCTTTATTCTTTTTCTTTTTAAACCAATTAAATTTCATTAACTTGCCCTTATTAATCCTACAACTTTTGGACTCAATACACTATAGGGATTAATTTCATCAGAAAGCCCGAATATCCCAATAATTAAATATCGTAAAGCATCATTGCCATGATCACAAATACCATCTTTTATTGGCATTTCAGAGTTTTTGGATTTCCGATACCTTTGAACATCACGAATTAATCTTTTACAACCTTTAAAAATATTACCTCGGACATCTATTTCTCCATATACAGTAAAAGCGCGTCTACCCCTGGCATCTTTTACTTTCGTCCTTACCATATCGATACCGGGCATAATATTGGATTTGCGAGAAGAAAACTTGAAATCAGGAATAACTCTTTTGATTTTATCAATAGCGCTTATACCTTCATCGGTAACTGCTTCACCTTGAGGATCTCCATAGCTCATTTCAATTATACTTTCATTAATTCCGAGGGATTCATCAACATCTTTAATTGCAAGTGCCAGTTCTTCTACTGTATTATCTTCACCATACCACTCATGGAATATATGCAAATGAAGTTCAGGAGTTATATATCCCCATAAACAAACAGGAGTATGGTATCCGAAATCAAGAGCGCGGAAAAGGCGAAAAGCTTTATAATCACCAATATCAGATTTAACATTTTCAGAGGAGAAATTTGTATATATCAATTCAGTTCTGCTTGAAATATCAAGTTCCTGTTCTCTTTGCCAGGCTTCATCTGAATAAAGTTTTTTCTGCTCTTTTTGCCACTCTAAATTTTTTTCAGGGTGTTGCGTCCAATGAATTTTAATTTTCCTCATATCATTTGCATTATCCCCCCATAAAACTGCATGTACAGTAAAAGGATCGTTAGGAGTACCGATCCCGACAAAAGCGCCGTCTTTATCAATTACAGGAGCAATACTTTCCCATATTTCAACATCAAATGCAGTATGAGGCATTTCATCCCAATATATTTTTCGTGGAGAGTAGGTCCGGACCGCATCAGGACTATTAGGAACACTAAAAATCCGGGAATCAATTTTACCGAAGTTAATTTCCTTTCTATTATCGCACGTCATTTTAGGTTGTAACCAGAAAGGAAGATTTCTATAAATGAATTTTGCCCGCGATATAAGTTCAATAGCTTCGGTTTCGCGTTTAGAAATAAAAAGTATATCCCCGGGTTTAAAAATTGCTTCCCATATAGCATAAGCAACAGCGGTCCAGGTAGCCAACATTTGCCGGGATTTGAGAATAAGAATAAGTCTATCGGAACTAAAATCATTTACAAGATTCTTAAGATATTCAAATTTTGGAAATGGTTGAGTCCCCATAGTTTTATGCAAAGTATAAACATAATTAGAAATAAAGTGCCATGGATCGCGAGAACAGGTAAGAAACTCCATCGCAATTTTAGACTCTGTTATTTCTGTTATTTCATTTTCTTTGACCATTATTCTTTTTGCTTTCTTCTCGAACAACCAATATCATTTTATCAACATTAAAAGTATTGCCATTGCCACCAGAACGTCCTATATCTTCACCTAAAGTCCGCGCCAAATGTTCAAGATACAAACGGGCATCGGCAGCCCCACCTTTTTCTTGCGCACGTTTAGCGACAGCTTCATGGATATATCTTGCATGTTTAATATGATGATATTTCTTATACAATTTCAAAGCAAGTAATTGAAGAGGCTCAAGTCGGCGCCAGGCAGTAATAGTATTCTGGGACACTCCGAGCATTTCAGCAAATTCTGTATTTGTAAGTTTATATTTCTGAGGATCGGCAAGCAATTCAGCAAAATATTTTTGTCTTAAACTCAAATGTTCTATTTTAGTTACTGGCGGTTTTTTTCTTTTATTCAAATAGACATTCGTATCATCTTTACCATCATTAATTTTAACGCCTAATATATTGCTTGTACTCATTTTATTACTCTACATTCCTGTGGAATTTCCATACTATTTTCACCACAAACAACCAATATTTTCTCCCTTATTTCTTCTGCTTTATCAAACCGGGAAATCGCAAGATAAAGCCGCATGGATTTAAGTAATTCAGAAATATAAATTTCATCATTAACTTTTTTAACCGGATTAACTCCAATATTTTTAAAGGCTTCTCTAATCGAATACGGCATTTTGTTTGACTTTCCCGGCATAAGTAATGCCATAAGATAAATAAGATTGTAAAAACTGCATTCCCAAGTCTCTGAAAGATTCTTCAATCCGTTTTAAATTCCTGGTAATACTATGAACATTTGGCGATCCGGCAAGTCCTTCATTTATAACTTTTGAAACAATCGAACGTGCTATATTAGATACAGAAAGGTTAATTTCAGCATAACGAAGTTTTTTAGCAGTAGAATCTTTATAAGCTGTACCAATTTGAGCTAATATCCATTCATGTGTCATGTCGATAATAAGCTCAATCAAGGCATTATCGGCTAATTGGGTTATTTTATAATCAATATAAACCAATTCACCGGATTCAATAGAACCGCCAAACTTCCGAGCTATCCGTCCCAATGTATAGTTAATAGTATAATCAGTTCCTCTAACGAAAAGAGCATAATATTTATAGTGAACAATAACAATTATTTGTACATCAACTTCACAATAAAACTCAGTATCAAATGTAGGCAAGACCGCGGCTCCGGCAGAAGCATCTCCGGCTGTAAAATCCGGTTCAGTGAGAGTTACTGTTCCTTTATAATAATCTACTTCATAATCAACGCCGTTTTCAAGCAGTGTGCTTTCGCTAACAGAGTCAAAGATTCTGATTTTGCCATTAACAAGTCTTGAATGAGTCAATGATTGAGCCGTATAATCTGTAATTGTCAATGTATCAGGCGGAGCAGATTCAGTGATCTTTTTTACTGCTTCGCTATCAACTTCAAGATTAGTAAACCTCAGAGAATTTTCTTCTGCGCCAGATAATATTTGTTGCTCATTAGAAGCATTAAGCACGAGTTCCTCGGGTCCGAACATTTGACGTACTTCTGCAGTTGTAGCAAACCATTTAATAACATCACAGACAGAATAAAACTCTGTATCAAGAGTTCCTTCGGGAGTAGTTACGTCATAAGATACTCCGGGTCCACGTCTGGGCATAATATTTCCTATTACTTATTCTCTTATATTTCCGTCTTTTGAATAAAACCGTAAAACATACCGAGTATTTTCAGCGACAGTAATATCAACTCCGGTTGAATCTCCCCATTCATCATAGGTATACCATTGCCAGGTAGAATCGATAGAAACAACACCAGTTCCAAATGTCATATTATCAAGATCATAGGCAAAACCAGTTATAGAATCTTCAAGAGCATAAAAGGTATAAGAAGGGTTATCTCGCGGTGACAATCCTATTTTAATTGTTACTGAATCAACAGCATCGGCAATACTGGTATCTACATTAACAGTTTGCGCCCATGTCCAGAGAGAATCATAATATAAAAATCCAGTTTCAACGTCATCGGAATTACGGGAATTCACATAAAGTTCATGTAGTGTATTAGGACTAAGCGGATGATAATCAACTGTATCCCAGGTTGCTTTTACGAACCACGACGTATCAATTCCAACAGTGTCGCCGTCCGGAGAAATAAAAATAGAAAGCGTGCTATCTAATAACTGATAATAAACGCCGCTATCGGGATTAATATCAGTTGTTGAAAACATAATTTGAATTAATGTATCGGACGTATCGATAGCAGTCACAGCAGGGACAGGAGCAGCCATAAGATAAAATTGCAAAGTCGTATCATTAGCGGTAACAGTTGTATCACCACTGGCATTAAGTAATATAACTTCAATAGCAACTAATGAATCCGGTAATCCCCCGGCAGAGAGGGTATCGCGTAAAGTATCGGGATTTGTGCCGTTAAATTCTAAAGTATCATTAGATAGAATCCCAAAAGTATCAATAAAAATAAGAGTTAAATCAAGTGAACCCGAAGTATCGATCAAAGATAGCATCACTTTATTTGTATCCAGATCGTCAAGCACAAATTCATAAGGTTTTGGGAGAGAATCAGTGGTAACAGTTACAACATTCGAAAGAGTCCGAACAGTATCGGCATTATAACCTTTCATTAAAAAACTATAATCAGTTAATGAACTCAATGTATCGATAGTAATTGACGTATCGAGAGTATAACTCCAATATTGAGTTGAACTATCTATACTACTAAAGATTTTAAAACTATCCCATTCAGCTTCACCGAGAAGTGCTGTATCAATCGAAACTATTACGGTATTATGAGTAGAATCTAAAATAGATGCTATAAAATAAGCGGATGGATCAGTTGAACCTTCTTCTGCTGCTGTAGTATCTGTATAATAATTAGTACTGCCGACTTCTTTTACACCAACTAATCTATACCACCAATTAACACCAGGATTTAAAGAAGAATGAATATAAGCAGTAACATCACCAACAGAATCAAGCTGTCCGTAAACCCCCCCAGACAATGCACACGTATCAATTATATAACCTGTACAATTCGTGCCCTTTGTCCATGTAACGACAACCGAATCCCGAAATGTACTATCTGTCGCTGAAAGACTTGTCGGAATTACAGGCGCTGTTGGTGTGTAATAAATTTTAAGCTTTGGAGTTCCATTGTTATAAATATCTATTATTTCATTTTGTGTCGGTGCAGTAGCCGATATATCCCGGCTGCTAAGAAAAACAAATTGAAGGTTACTGCCAAGTGTTGCAGTTACACTATCTTTTAACGCATTTACATCGGCAAGCCGATACCATTTAGAAGTAGCTCTACCGGCTGTATTATGTGTTTCCGTATAAATTAACGGAGTATGTGCAGCGCCACCTGTTCCACGACCGCTAAACTTTGGAAAATCTGTTGTTTCAAAAGTTATTCCACTATAAGCAGAATATACGGCAAAATCAAAGTCTGTGTCGGAAAGATCAGTTTGAATATTATAAAGAACAGCAGTTGAATCAATCGTCATAGTATCTGATGTATAACCTGTTAAATCCCAATAACCAAAAAACCTACTAACGTATTCACCATCACTTTGACCAAGAGAATTTGTAGCTTGATCCGCGGTGGTTTTATCGCGTGCTGTATTATAAGTAACATCATTAGATTGATAACCTTGAACAGTAGAAACAACTTCAATACTATCTGCTGATAAAGCCCAAAAAAAATAGCCCGATTCTTTTTCGTATTCAGAACTATTTCCATTAATACCTAATGAACCAACAGCTACACTGGCAATAGTGATCCACATTAATATTCCAAGCATTTTCTGCCAATTCTTCATATATTACAACCTTTTTGTAATTTAAGCATAATCAGCGCGCACGCCAAACGACAAACTCGAACCGCCTTTATCTTCACCCACTAATTCATCAGCTGCAACCTGCACTGTAAAATAGATATATTGCGAAGTATGAGCATGAGCAAGTCCGTCAATATCGCCGCCGTCAATTTTCGTTAGATTAGCCGTACTGGGATACCCAGATGGACATGGACCCGGAGTACCTGCAGCGACTTGCGCAGCCGATTTATTCTGAGTCCATGTACTTGTAATATCACAGTAAAACACAGCATTATCATTTAAGGCAGAGTTAGCCGTAAGTGCAAACTTCATATTCTCAATTTTGGCATTTCCCTGTAAATTACTACACCGATAAATAACGCAGAACGGTCCAAGAGTAGCTACGCCGTTTGTAATATTCGCTTCACCGAGATCAAGATTAACAGCAGCGCTAACGACTGCGCCGCTTGTAGTACGGTTTGCCGGTTCAGTGCCAGTTATATCTAACTGACGAAATTGTACGGTCGGAACAGCCATTTAATATGTCCTTGTTTTTGAAAATATTGACAGGGCAAAATCAATAAATGTATTATCAGACCCAACAAAACTTTGCACAACCAAAGTACAGGATGAAGCCGCAGCGATATTAACAGCCGTAGAATTTAAAAGGTGTTTTATACCGCCAGAAGCGCCATACCCGGCAGAAGTATCTGCTGGAATAGATATTATAGTATCAGCCCCGGTTGAGTGCATAATAAAGATTCTTGTACTATCAAAAGTTGTTAGTGATTCTAATGACAATTCCACTTCTTGAATTTGAGTTGCCCGGTGAAATGTCCATACAGCTAAAGTATCAACAACATCAGGAGAAATTATAAGTGAATCTCTAAGAAATATCATTGGTTGATAATCGGTTAACTGCACAATCCATGTCTTGAGTTCATCCCACCAGCTACGCGGAACAGCAGGGTCCTTGAGTTGCGCTTCTGCTATAATAGGAATAAACAGAGCAATTATTAACAATACAAAAATAAAGC